CATATACGTATCAAAGGGTGACCAAACAGTAAATGGAAAGAGTATTATGTCTATAATGCAGTTGGCCGCCGCAAAAGACGAAGAAATAACAATAAAAGCAGTCGGTCCTGACGCTGATGAAGCAGTAAAATCAATTTCTTACTTAGTAAAATCAAAATTCTTTGAAGAATAATTGTAAAAGTAAAAAAATCCCCGAAGGGGTATTGAAAATAACCTTCTTTTCATATATAATCTATTAATATGATTCAACCTCAACACTTCGATGAGGGCTTGGCCGCTAAATTCGCCGCTAATAAGTCTATTGTACTTGACAATTTTCTTGATAAAGAGGTTGCAGAAGACTTGTATGAATTTTTAAACGTTCGTATGCCTCCTGATTGGTGGTTTGCTCAGTATAAAAACCAAGGAAGCAACAAAGACGGCTATAATAAAGCCCAAATGCTGAGAAGAACGCCAGAAAACGAGCAATTAATACAATTTGAACTAGAAAAATGTCATTACTCAAATTATAAAAACTTTTTTTCTTTTATGTTTGATAGAACAACCAATCACGTTAAAGGTTGTACTTGTGATATATGCAAATTTGAAAAGGCGCTTTTCACTACTACTTTCTTTGATTTGATTTCAAGTATATCAAGCACACAAATTACCCATAGAAATGAATTCTTTGCCTCAAAGTTTACCACTGGTCAGTTTATCGCGCCACATCACGACCTCAACAAAGGAAAACTAGGTTTTGTATTGAATCTAACAAAGTCATGGCGGCCACATTATGGAGGTTTACTTCATTTTTTGACAGATGACTATAAACATGTAACAAAAGTAGTATTGCCCGAATTTAATAAACTAACTTTGTTTCATATTCCAAAGGATGGCGGCATACCACATTATGTATCTCCAGTTAATCCGGGCGTACAACTTAATAGAATTTCTTTTACGGGGTGGTTATCCTAGGTGTAATACATATTGAATGAAACGAAATAATAAGCGCTCACAACGCGCTCTTCGCGACGATTTGACGGCTCGGGAACTCGCACAAGAACTCGAAGATTCTATGTCTCCTGTAAGTGAGGTAGAAAACCCTAACCCCTTGAAAACTACCTTAAGGGTAAAACAATTTCCTTGGACAGAGAAGCAAAAAGAATTCTTTAAATTGGCGTTAGATGATGACACCCGTATCGTCTTTGTAAATGGCCCTGCTGGCACTTCTAAGACGCTTTTGAGTGTTTACTGTGGCTTACAGCTACTCAATAAAAAAGTCATCTCAGATATGATGTATATCAGAAGCGCCGTAGAATCATCTGATGCACGTTTAGGTTATTTACCGGGCTCTGCTGAAGATAAATTAAAATTTTATAATTTACCTTTCTTAGATAAACTAGAAGAATTATTATCTGAGCAAAGGGTAGCAAAGCTGGAAAAAGAGGAAAGAATTTCCATGTTTCCTGTTAATTTCGCTCGCGGAATGAACTGGCAAAATAAATGTATTATTTTTGATGAAGTTCAAAATAGTTCGGCTAAGGAGATAACTACTGTTTTGACCAGAATGGGCAAACACAGTAGATGTTTCATTTTAGCTGACCCTATGCAATCAGATTTACGTACACATGACTGCGCTTTCCAAGAAATGTTTGATTTGTTTAGCGACGAAGAGTCTTTCGAAAAGGGAATAAGAACCTTCGAGTTTTCCGAGGAAGATATCATGCGCTCGGAACTCGTTAAATTCTTGATTAAAAAATTAAAAGAACTTAAAAAGAATTAATAGAGACTGTCTTTTTTAACTGGTTGATATAATTCTAATTTATGTTCGGATAGTAGCTTATCTACTTCTTTGTTACATTCGTATGCAAGGGTATTTATTGATTGGGCTTTACTGGCGAGTTCTGAATTTCTAGACTTACAATCATAGAACGTTTCAGTCATTATCGCCTCTAGTTTGGCTTTTATTTTTAGAGCTCTTTTTTGTGCGTTCATAGTTATCCTTTTCTATTTTTCTCCACTGTTGATGATTAAATAACATCCTGCTTACAGCATTGGCATAAGCAAAAATGTCTTTTTCAGGTTTATCCCAGAAGAAAGCGTGAGCCATTTCGTGAATTATTGTATTTAGCTCTGATTGTTTTGTTAAATAAGGGTTTATGTAGATTTTGGGGTCTTTTTCCTTTGGGTCGTGGCAATACCCATCGGCATCAGCATAATATTTGGAATTGGGTTTTTTAAAGAAAACTTCGTATTCTACTCCATTTCCGTTTTTAAACTTAAAATTTTCTGTTTTTTTTGTTTTTTTACCCATAAGCGTGTTCCCCCCATATATAATTACATTTGAGATTTTCAAAAAGTGCGTTTTTTATAAAAAAAATGTTATAATTTTGTTTTTTGTGTAACTATAATTGTTTATAGTCATGAAATCTTTCTGTCCACATTGCGGTACGCTAATTAACTATGTTGGCAAAAAGCCAAACTTCTGTTCATCCTGCGGTCAAAGTTTAAATAGCATGGTCGCCCAAACCAAAGAAACTCCGTCTAATATTGAAATAGAGGCGGAATTTGAGGAGGAGGAGCAGATTGAAACAGAACCACTTCCAAATTTGAATAAGCTAGAGATAGATATACAAGTTTACTCGAATAAACAAACGCTAGGTTCGGTTATGCAATCTTCTAGCCAATCGGAAGCTAATAGTCCCGTAGACGATTTTAAGGCCCCGCAAGCCCCGAATCAAAGTCAACAAGATTTCTTAAAACAGTTTCAGAAAGAGGCTGGAACCCAAAGGCAAAAATAAACTAAAGTGTGGTTATGTAAAGGACCACATGAATGCCCAAAAATGAGAAGCCTAAATTTGAGAACTTCATTGATGATATCAATGCGGAAATTTCCAAAAGAAAAAGCAAGTGGAATTTGACTGCACTGACTTGGATGGATTTTGATGATGTATCTCAAATTTTAAGAATTCACATATATAAAAAGTGGCATTTATACGACCCAGAAAAGCCCCTCTCTCCTTGGCTAAATAGGATAATTTCAAATCAAATTAAAAATCTCATAAGGAATAACTATGGGAATTATTCTAGACCCTGCCTAAAGTGTGATGCTGCTGAAGGCGAAGAATTTTGCAAAATATATGAAAAACAATGTAATGCTTGTCCATTATTTGCTAATTGGGAAAAAACAAAAAAGAGTGCTCACGATATAAAAATACCAGTTCCCCTAGAAAATCACGAGCAAGAAGTATTTAATTTACATGGGCAAAATGCTGACCTTCAAGGAAATATAGAAAAAATACATGAAAAAATGAAAAATAATCTAAAGCCTTTAGAGTGGAAGGTTTATAAGCTTTTATATATAGATAATTTAACAGAAGAGCAAGCGGCCAAAAAAATGGGATACAAAACTTCAGAAAAAAATAGAAGTCCCGGATATAAGCAAATTAAAAATTTACAGAAAAATATTATTTTAAAAGCTAAAAAGTTTATAAAACGTGGAGACGTAGATATTTTCTAATGAGTATAGAATTAACAGACGAACAAAAAGCTGCCGTTCTAAGCGAGTGGAATAATAGACCAGATAACCCACCCTCTCTTTTAGAGCTTATAAGAGTTGCATATCCAGATAAAGAGTACGACGGCAGAACTAAAGAGGGTAGGGCCGTTAAAAAGTTTTTATCTACCCGTCAAATTGTAGCCGATGGGGCTCATGTTTACAAACCAAAAGATAAGATAGTCCTAACTCAAGAGCACAAGGAATACATAACAAACAATGTATCTATGATGTCTCCAGTAGAGATTGCCAGAATAATCTTCAAAGACAATAAAATTACAAATTTAAATCAAGAAGCAAAAGCTGTAGCCGAGTATATAGATACTTTAGACAATAAGGTGGTTTACCAAACGCCTGAACAGCCGCCTGAAAACAACGAATACAAGCCACCCAAAACTAATCTTAGAATGACCCAAAGGGTCAACAAGTATGTCCATGATGGCTTAGATGAAAATAATTTAAAGTCAAAAGAAAAGGCAGGTATAGAAGCTTTAATAGGCTACATGCATACTTTTAGGTTTAATCATCAAATTAACAATTATGAAACTCAAAATGATAGAGATTTATTTGAGTCTAGTTTTATTCGTTATACTTATGATAAGCCTGACCTAACACAAGAAGAGGTTGACCAATATATAGTTTTATCTTCTGAGGTTGTTATTTCTGCCAACATACAAAGAAGAAAAGAACATTTAACAGCAATGTTAGATGCAGTGGTAGAAGATACTGATGGCAGGGCTTCTATGTCTCTCGTCGAAGTTATTGGTAAAGTTGAAACTGAGTACAACCAATCAGTAAACCGACAGCAAAAGCTGTTAGGAGATTTAAAAGAGAAGCGTTCTGATAGGCTTAGTAAGCAAATCAAAGAAAATGCCAGCATTCTCAATTTAGTTCAAGTTTGGAAAGATGAAGAGTCTAGAAAAAAGATGATTCACCTTGCCGAAATGAAAAAAGAAATAGTCAAAGAAGAAATCGACAGGCTGTCGTCAATGGATGAAATCAGGTGTCGTATTCTCGGGCTAGGAGAGGATGAGGCTTTAAATGGTTAAATGTGCTGTCTGCGGTAAAGAGTTTGAAACAGATAGGCAACTTCATGCCCATCTGAAAGCTCATAAACTTAGAATGGTGGAGTATTATCAAAAATACTTCCCAAGGTATGATAAGTACGATAATAAGATAATAAAATTTAAAAACAAAGAGCAATACTTTGAGTCTGATTTTAATTCTAGGACAAACCTTAGAATGTGGCTCAAGAACTCAACCAATCAAGAAGTTAAAGATTACTGCAAGAACATCCTGATAAAGAGAAAAGAAAAAAAGAATTTAACGTACACCCCATGCCAAGCAGAGTTAAGGTCTTTGGTTTTTCCCCCAATCCAATATTATAATCAAATATTTGGAGATTACTATAAACTTTGCTCAGAACTAGGGTTTAAAAATAAACATAAAAATTGCGGCGAAATAACGGTGGCTTCAGAATGGCAAAATCCGGAATATGAAATATTAATAGACACAAGGGAGCAGCGTCCGCTTAAATTTAAAAGAAATGTAAAATTGATGAAGCTAGACTACGGAGACTATGCTTTTAGCAACTCTGAGGCTTCGTGTAAGGCGTTTATTGAGCGTAAGGCAGTAGGAGACTTCCTAGCGACTATAAGCGGCGGCTACGAGCGTTTTGAGCGCGAAATAAGGCGGTCTATAGAGGATGATGCAAATCTAATAATTATTATAGAACAAAAGTTATCTAGCGTACTTTATTTTAACCATCAAAGAAAAGGGCACGGCGGAAGAGTATACAGTAAAGTTAAAGCTACTCCAGAATTCATATTTCATAGGGTTAGAAGTATGAGTCAAAAATTTCCTACCATACAGTTTTTATTTGTGGATGGAAAAAGAGAATCTGCTAGAGTAATAGAGAAGATTTTTACATCTGGATGTGTTCATAAAAAAATAGACTTACAACTTGCTTACGATGAGGGAAAATTATAATGTGGTACGCTAACGAAAAATCCTGTAAAAAGGTAAAAAATATAAACGAAGAGCTTTTAAGTATTAAAGGCTCCCTTGATGATAAGGAGGCTAGAATAACTCTGGCTAAGTTTTTAAGAAACAACCTTACATTCACTACAGAGCTAATCTCTGGAATCAAACTTGCGCCCTTTCAAGAGATTACTTTAAAGGGAATGCTAAACAAAAACTTCTCGATGTGCGTTTGGGGTCGTGGTTGCGGTAAAACTTTTATATCATCTGTATTTTGTTTTCTTCAATGTATATTTGAACCCGGAACAAAAATATTAATCGCCGGACCTACATTCAGAACGGCTAGGTTTATTTTTCAAAACATAGAAAAGATGGTTAACTCAAAAGGTGCTGAACTTTTGGCTCAAGCATTCTCGATGCGCCCATCAAAAAGAAACGACCAATACGAGTGGCAAATCAACGGGGGTTCTATAACGGCAGTTCCTTTGTCTGGTGAAAAGATTCGTGGTTTTCGCGCTAACATTCTGGTTCTGGATGAGTTTCTCTTGCTGCCTGAAGAAACAATTAAAACCGTGCTCATGCCCTTCTTGGTTGCTCCTCAAGACATGGCAGAAAGACTTAAGGTTAGGGAAATTGAAGATGAGCTAATCAAACAAGGCAAAATGAAAGAGGAAGACAGAATGGCTTTTGAGAACAACTCTAAAATGGTAGCTTTATCTTCTGCATCCTATACTTTCGAAAACTTATATAAAACTTACAAAGATTGGACGAGTAAAATATACAAGCCGGAACTTGCTGGAGATTCTAGTTATTTTATATCTCAAATGGGGTTTGAATCTTTACCTTCGGATATGATAGATACTACTATTATCGAAGAGGCAAGAGAGGGCGGCGGCACATCGAACTCTTCTTTTCAACGCGAGTATTGCGCCCAGTTTACCGATGGAAGCGATTCATACTTTAGCGCCAAAAAAATGCATGAATGTACGGTTCCAGACGGAGAGTCACCAACCTCTTTAATCAAAGGGGAGGGAGACAAAAAATATATTCTAGGAATTGACCCATCTTTTTCAAACAGTCCAAGTTCTGACTATTTTGCGATGTCAGTTTTAGAAATAGACGAGAATACCGAGCAGGGGATATTAGTACACAGCTACGCGGTTGCTGGAGGAGATTTAAAGCAACATATTGATTATCTTTATTACGTTCTTACCAATTTCAATATTGAGATGATTTGTATTGATAATGCGGGTTTTCAGTTTATTGATAGTTGCAACGAGTCGGAGCTATTCATTAACAGTAAAATGAATTTAAGTTTCTTTGATTTCGATAGTAACAAAGAAGGACCGAGCTACGAGAAGGAGACTAGAAGGGTGCGGCGAGAATATAATAAAGAATCAGGTAAAATTGTATTTAAACAAATATTTGGTTCTGACTGGCTAAGAAAAGCCAATGAACATTTACAAGCTTGTATCGACCATAAAAAAATATGGTTCTCATCAAAAACCGTAGCCAACCCATCTGAGTTCAACAAGCAGTCTGCCTACTCTGTTCCCGTAAAATATACAGGAGCCGAAAACATACTAGACCTGATAGAAACTCAGGACGACTTGATTTACCAGACCAAGAAACAATGCGCTCTAGTTGAAGTTAAGAGCACCGCAAGAGGCACACAGACATTTGACCTTCCGCAGCATTTAAAACGCTCCACAAGCGCAAATAGAGCCAGAAAAGATAACTATACAACACTAATGTTAGCAAATTGGAGCTTAAAATGCTATTATGATATAATGAAAGTAAAGAAAGATGATTTTGGTGTTACTTTTAATCCCATAATGATTCCATAAAGTGTAATCTTTTTTAGGAAAATGGCTGAAAACAAGATTAGAGGGCATCAGATATATAAACCGGACCTGTCTGGTTTTATTCTTGAAGTAGCGGCGGCAGACAATATTGTTGGGCCAAGCGGAGCTACGGGCGGAACCGGAAATACGGGACCTAGCGGAGCGACTGGACCTATTGGCCCTAGCGGGGTGACTGGACCTCTCGGCGGTCCCTCTGGCCCCTCTGGTCCTATTGGGCCAGCATTTGCAGCTTCACACACATTTAAGGTATTAAACGAAACAGGAACCGTACAAAATTTTACGGCAGCCGATGACGAATATATTCCTATTGAATTTACAGGAGTTGTATTTGATACTTCTACCCCCGC